GTCAGCCCGTGGTGGGTCCGTGTTCGCAGGATGGTTCGACAGTGGTATCAAGCTGGCCGGGGAGAAACCTAATGTATCTTTTTATTATGAGGCGCGTAACGCAAAAGATCCTGATGAGCACCTCGCATTCTTTGACTTTGATCTAGGTGTCTGGACTGTCAGTGACCTCGGCAAGAGGCAAACGAAAGTTGTATCTCCAGAGGATGAGGTGGAGATAGCAGGCATCGTGTTGAAGGGAATGAAAGTAGATACCTACTATAAACGTGCTGAGTTGGAGCTAATTGCCAAGGCTCAGTTGCGTAGACACAACAAGGCTAATGGTCAGAAGGCATGTATGAAAGCAGTTAGCTATGTGCAAGGAAACCTAGGTCATAAGGTGCTGACCTTCAGCATCCCAGGCCAAGCGATGTGGCACTACCTCGCGGAATCAACCGCACAAAAACCATGGGAGATAGAATGATGACTGTTGAATACGGTGGGCAGTTGGTAAGAGAGGCAAAAGAATTGGCCGAAAAGGAGCAGGTTGATTTGGATATAGCTTTGAAGGCAGTTGTTGGCGCTAAACATGCCATAGGTCTATATCAAATAAAAGATGAGGTGATAGTCCTTAAAGATGTATTGAATAAGATGGACTTATTCTATTAATCATTTAACAAAGGAGAAAAGCACGATGAGTATTTTTACACAGTTTAAAAATTGGGCGGCAGGAATGTATCAAACATTTTGGCGTAACAGGCAGGGGTTTGACAGGATGCTGACTGAACTCAAAGAGTTTAGAGAAGATCAAGCAGACCTTGAAGTAGATAAGGACGAGCAGCCACGGGATTCCAGGGGTAGGTTCCTGCCCAAGACAGATGATGTCGAGCGGTATCACGGCAAGACCGACAACAGAATAGAGAGGCCGTAGGATGAAGCTGACTAACAAGAAGAACATCAAGCAGGAGTACATCTTCAAAGCGAAGGTGGTCCGGGTCATCGATGGTGACACGATTGATATCGACATCCCGATGGGGTTCGGCATCACAAAGACTAAGCAGCGGTGCCGGTCACATGGCATCGATACACCTGAGTCGCGGATCAATACACGGCGACAGCCTGAGCGGATCAGGGAGAAAGAGATGGGCCTTGAGGGTAAGGCGAGGATGAAGGTGCTCTGTGGTAAGGAGGTGTACATAGAGAGCCTGGATGGGGGTAAGCTGGACAAGTACGGGCGATTGTTAATCAACCTGTATACCCTGGATGGCATCAACATCTCAGCAACACTGATCAACGAAGGTCTGGCAATTAAGTATGATGGCGGGAGAAAGAAACATGTCTGGGTATGATGCAGTGAATCCAAGTCATTACAAGGAGGGCGATGTCGAGTGTATCGATGCGATCAAAGCAAGCATGAGCGCGGAGGCATTCAAAGGATACCTGAAAGGTAACAACATCAAGTACCTGTGGCGATACGAGAGCAAGCAAACAACTAATCAGCTTGAAGATCTCAAGAAGGCCCAATGGTATCTTGATGAGTTGAAGAAGGTTGTATCAAAGGAACGAAACCAATGAGTGAAATGGATGTGGACTACGACTTCGATGCCCAGCGTGAGGAAAGTATCAGGCTGCTTGAAGCAACAGAGAGTATAGCTAATTCGCTTGAGCGTATTGTAGAGCTAATAGAACAAGGAATAATGAACGATGGGTAAGTTGGTTAAGATAGTAAGAACGTGTCCTAAGTGTAAGACAACAGACCCTGAAGCGTTCAGCGGTAGGGCTAAGAGTTATCAAGCGCCGTGCCTGATCTGTGCAAGGAACAGTGACCTGGATGCTAAGAAGGCAGTGATCGAGAAGCAGTCAATGTTTGCGGAATACATGAGGCCGTGTAAGCCTTGGTTCTTCAAGCATGTGCCTGTGATTCCTCCTCACAACCCGTGAGAGGGTGGGATAAAGATGCCCTGAGAGGGATGAAAAAAGGAATTAAAACATCCCCCTCAAAGCAAGATCCCAGGCTGGAGAGTACAGCCTAACGGAGTACAAGGATCGAGATTATCTTAGCACAACTATAACAGGTGATGTCCAGAGTAATGATGAAGGAGATAGTAGGATGGGTGATAAATGGGTGAGGGTATGATCGCAAGCGTGGTGACAATGTACCTGATGACAGGATGGGGAACGTGGTTAGAGCACTCATCGTATGATGATATGAGGCAGTGCATGGCCGTCGAGGAGGGCATACGACAGGAGGTTTGGTACGAAAAATTCAACACAATCTGCGTAGCTTTTTATGAAGATCAGAGTGTCGCGGATTTATCTTACGGCGGAAAGTTAAAGTGATTTCGAGGGCGGAGGTAGGTGCAATCGGGGCCGAAATAAATTTTGCGCCTACCCCCCTTTTGAAAAATAAAGTTCAACAATATCAAGGGTTTAGGGGTAGGTGCAGTAGGTGCAGCGTTGCACCGCCTTGCAAGCGTTGCACCGTCCTCTACAGCCCAGTAAAAACGGGTAGGTGCATAGGTGCACATGGTGCATCCCTAAAGGGAGAGATATATATATACATAATCTCTACCACACTCCTCTAGGGTGGGAAGGGAAAAAAAAGAAAGCGAAAGTTAAATTAGGAGATTTTAAATGAGTGATGTGAGTGAGAATAAAAATCAAAATATGCTGATGCATCCAGAGGAATTTGCGAAGAGAGGTTTATCCAGGAAGAAGCGATTGTCTGAGAAGCAGGAGAAGTTCGTGCAGTTTTTTGTCTACCACGACCTGACCAAGAAGGAGTGTGCTCTCAGGGCTGGATATAAAAGTCCAAGCGTAGCTGCCTCGACCATGCTACATGGTGTGCAGTTCAGTCATGTGCAGGATAGGATCGCGGAGCTAACAGAGTCCAAGCAACTCAAGTACGGTATCACCTTTGATAAGGTATCGAGGGATCTGCAAATGATCCGTGACGCAGCCCTAGAGGATGGTGCGTATGGTCCTGCAGTTCAGGCTGAGATGGGTAGAGCCAAGCTTGCAGGGCTGATGATCGATAAGAAGGAAATCAAGACAGGGGCTATCGATCAGATGGATCGAGGCGAGGTAGAGGCTAGGCTCAGAAATCTAATTGATAAGCATGAGTTGGTACAGACAGATGCAGTAGTTGTCGAGGGAGAGATCGAGGAGGAAGAGGTGGATGATGGTGAGTATGAGGATGTCGAGGAGGATGTGGATGTCGAGGATGAGGATGAGGGTTGGGATGATAATGATGATGAGGAGGTAGATAAAGATGAGTGATCGAGAAGTTTTTATTATTGAGGACACTGAGACAAAGTTGATTGATGGCTATTACCTTTCTCATAAGATGGCAGTGAGGTCTGCAGCAAGCTATGAAAGAAAAATAGGGCATCCCATGGAGGTCAAGCTAATGAAAGATATTGAGTGGATGGACAGGCAAATCACAGAAGACGGTAAGCTGCTTCATATCGAGGATGATGTAATGATCAAGTACAGCGAGGCATACAATAAATGAGGATGAGGGCGCTATGCCCTCCACACCTCCGGTCTGAATGAATGGCGCTTGCGAGTTTTCTTGGTGACCCTGCGCTTGTTAAGGATGGATGTCTTTAGCTTATGCATGGCAGTACGATGGCCAACTGAGCAGTACCTGTCACCTTTCTCCTTGTTGTTCGCACTAGTGAAAGGTTTGCCACACCAAGTACAGGTGCGAGCTATTGGCTTATGGGATTGGTGCAGGGTGGATGAGTTCCACCTCACACCACCTCTGGTTTCTTTACCTCGCATTCAACGCCTCCCATGCTTTCGCTGCAGTCTGAGGCACTACTCCATTTCCCAAGAGCCTAATGCGGTCCACCCGGTCTGTAGCCCCATCAACCACTCGACCCACGTTCCGTTCAATTGCCCAGTGCATTGCTCTCTTCCCCCGGCTTTGTTGACCACAACAGTCAACAGGCTCTCCTGAGTCCCCTTCTTGGTTGGGTCGCTCCTGTCCTGATAACCGAGTCTCGGTTCGTGGGCTGATGGTGTCGGCCATACGTTGTGCCTCGCCATCGACTCCAGTGAGTGTCTCACTTTGCCCGTCCTTCCTGCCGACCCACCTTGGTTGCTCCCGTATGGGGTGGCTGATGGTGTTGGCAAGGATGTAGACTCGCTTGCGTTGGTGAGGTGCGCCAACTTCAGCCGCGCTGAATATTCCCCACGTTGTACTGTAACCATCTTCTTCCATGTCGCTGATGACAGAGGAGAGTCCAAGCGAGATGTGTCCTTCGACGTTTTCAAAGAAGCATTGAGTAGGTCTAATTGCGTTGATATGTTCTCTGATGTAGGGCCAGAGATGTCGAGGATCGTCTTTTCCCTTGCGCCTTCCCGCTGCGCTAAATGGTTGGCACGGGTAGCCTCCAGTGATGAGGTCAACGCAGTCTCGAAAGAGATGTGCTGGGAAGGTTTTAAGATCCGTGTAAATAGGTGCGGGATCCAACTGACCCGATTCCATCTTGTTAACCAAGTTCGCAATGGCGTAGGCTTCGATCTCCACATAAGCGAGGACTCGATGGTTGGTGCCAGCAAGGTCAAGTCCTCTTTCGATGCCACCGTATCCGCTACAAAAGCTAATGACGTTGAGGGGTCTGTTAGATTTAAGTTCCTTGGAAGTATCCACATTGTGATTCCTTTTTTAAGATTAGATTAGGCTACCGTTAGCCACAGTTTTAGTTGGGTGGTGGGGTTAAGCGTGTTCAATAAGATGTAATCGAAATGCTTGCCGATTTTCTTTAGGGCTTTCTTTGAGTTCTCAATGTGAGGTCTAGTTGAACGCTTGTCTGTTGCATAGAGTAAACCTTTGCCACTGTTCGCATCTCTATCGATGATGTGGATGTGCTTGCGCAGTGCTTTGTCCATCTCCTTCGTGGTCAACTGTTCGTTGATCAGTGAGCCAACAGCAATGTCAAGGTAAGCAAAGTCAAGGTCCATCTTTGTGTGGCAAATGAGTATTTCTGAGGAGCCAGCATTGAACAAGTCTGAATCTTCTTTTGATCGGATCTCTTCGTACTCATGCCATCGTTCTGTTTTGCAGTAGTTCTCTGCAATGTCGATAGCCTTGCGGTATAGCTTGCGACCTTCTTCTTTTGGTGGGGTGTAGTAGTTGTTGCCACCTCGGCCATCGTTCTCTACGCGCATGACCTTGGTGCCATCGACATAGATGTGAGCGTTGAAATGGTGCGTGTCGTTGGAGCTTACTTTGTTCTGGCTTAGTGATCGGATCTCCATGCCAGCGCACACCTCCGAGGCGAGGCGTGTGTTGGCGATAGAATCTTTGATCCATTGTGATTGGGTTCTCATGACATTTCCTTTTTGTTTAGTAGGATTTGTTGCTCTATTTCTTTAACGGTTAAGCATTCGTCGCAGACGTTGTAAGCGCCGTCAGAAAATTCTTCATGCCCCCAATCAGGAAACACAATGTCTGGCGTGTTCTCTTCATCCATAGGGATTGTGATATCGCAGCGGTCACATGTTCGTGCCGCGCATTCTGGGCAGCAGTCACCTAGCCAGTTTTGCTGACCGCAATTGATGCAGGTATGGCTCATGATGTGAACTCTTTTGTTAAAGACTCTCTTGCTTCGTATACTTCAGCCCAACTTACAGACTCACCTTTCTCGTCGTTATAAACATTATCTAAACAAGTGTTGGTGAGTGCCGTGTCTATCAGGCAATCAAAAACTTTTAGTATTAGTTTTTCATCGTTGTTGCATACGCCGCATTGACCCATGATCTCGTAGCTATTATTGCTCATGATGTGAACTCCTTTGTCTTCAGGTTGAAGTTATCTCTTATGTGAATCAGTCCCTGCTCAAGACTGTATGCATCTTTTAGAAAGCCGCTGTCGCTTGGAGTGCAACCGAATGAGATGTCGTAGTAGTCATCATCTTGGTCACCATCGATTGAGTAGATGGAGAATATGCATGGTGTGTCTGATCGCAAGCCTATCCATGCATCGATCATGATGGTGGCCATTTCAAAATCAGAGTATGGCTCAAGGCTTAGTGGATTGATTAACCAAGTAACACCATTGTGCTTGTAGGATAGGTGCGTAAACCCACCACCAGAATTTTCTTGAGCGAGGTCAAACTTGGTGATGATGTCGTTGACTTCGATCTCAGTTTTCTTATTGAGGATTGCATCGAGGTAAGTGTATGCGTCTATCTCCATGTTGTCGGGTAGGTCAAGCGGTCTGAAGCGTAGGAAGTAATCGTTAACACCTTCTTCTTTTTCTTCGTAGTCAGACCATCTGATCAATGCCGATTCGACAAAGCGAATGACGTAGTCAAAGTTCTTTTCAAGGTAGTCGATGTTGATCTTGCGGCCTAGCGTTACACCTCCGGTCAATCGTAGGACCGACTTCGACATCTTGTATTCAAAAGTTACGGCACCTTCTTTGATGGTGGCGCTATAGCTTGCGACCTTGAGGACCGCGCACTTGCGGCCTAGTTCTGTGTACTCTCTGATTAGAATGTGATTGTTATCCATGGTGATTCCTTTTTTAGTTTTGCTTGCGGCCTTCCCCGTTAGATCACGGGGAGTGTTGGGTTCTCTTCATCGCTGGTTGCGAGTGCTCCAGCATCGTTTCCTTCATCGTCACGCATTGGGAATATGTAACTGCCATCGTCGAAAATGATTACTAGCGGGCTGCTATAGAAGTCAGAATCTGCGGCCTCCTCTTCTGTCATATACCGCACGGCTGCGATGGTCTTGCCTACTAGCATGTTGCGGGCTGTCCATTCCCATCTTGCGCGTGGTGATTGTTCTTGTTTAGGTGCTGCTTTTTTCTGTGTCATTGTGTGCATTCCTTTTTTTGGGGGGGTGATGCGACCTATGCGGCCGCGATGATGTCGGGATTGATTACGAAATCTGATTTTTCGACGGTAGATTTATCGGCTTTCGATCTCTTGTATTTCAGGCCGATGATTACCTTGCCAGCATTCAGGTTGATGAGATCGGATTGATCACCATCAATGACGCGGCGACCCATGAAGCGATAATTCGGGTCTGTTGGAATGCGAGTGAACACCACACTTATGGGTGCGTTAGTTTTCAGTGCGCGTTTTACTTGCGTTTGATATTTGGGTGCGCCTGAAAAACTGAACATTAGATTATAATTTGATGGCGTTTTACCTATTCGCTGTGCAATTTTAGTGTAATCGTAGAATGTAATGTTTGGGAATAGTTGGGGGATACCATGACGTTCCCATTGGATATCTGATATCACATTGAGTCGTACTATTGGTTTGACGTTTGTTTTATTGCATAGCTTCTCGAAGTTTTTGAGTTCGTGTATTAACTGAGAGAGAAAAGCTTGCGTATCATTGTGAAAGTAATCCGTTTTACGCTGGCGACCTTGCGCGACACTATCAAAGCGACCGCGTCCAGATGATTGCAAACATAGTTCATTGCATCCAGCAGCAATGGACCATGGACAGAGTATGCTATCTGGCATAAGTGATAAGCTTGCGATTCTTACGGCCTTTTCTATGGATGCATTCAATTCTGTTTTCTTTATCTTGGTATTGGTTGCGCCTGTATCTAATAACTTCATGGTGTAGCTTCCTTTTATGGGTGTATTGCATTGTAGTTCCTAATTGTATCAATTAAACATAAGAAAAGAAAAGGTTTTAATTGTAGGTAAATTGTGATTGATCTCCCATTTTCCCGCGCATACAAGGCGCAATGTATTTTGTTTGCTGTTTTACTTGCGGCCTTGCGCGAATGCGTAGAGCTTGCGGCCTCACGCGATAGCATAGAGCTTGCGGCCTTGCGCATTATTACTTGCGGCCTTATGCGATAGGTCCAGCATAGAGCTCTCACGCCAGGCGCGACGCGCCAGGACCATAAATTCTAGGCAAAAAAAAGGGGAGCTCTTGCTCCCCCCTAGTTCCCGATTAGTTTATTTCGCTAATGATTTTAATTCTGATTTGATTTCTCGAGCTACTGGTCCGCGCCACGTTCCTGCGTTAGCCAGAAAGTATAGGACAACAGACATCCCACTATCCGCACCATACGAATCGTTAACGCCGGTCAAGCTTTTCATGGCATCCAGATACGGCCGCGCATATACGCTAACCTTTTTCCAATCTGAATCGATCTCGTTTGCTATCTCACTTAATGATCTGATTACTTTCATGATATTCCCTTTTAGGTTTGGGGGGATCACTCCCCCCGATTGATTATGGGTGCATACTTTCCGCGAAAGCTTCCTCTTCGTGGCTATATGAAACTTCTGCGTAGTAGGACGGATCAATAATCAGTGTAGACTGTTTGCCAGTTTCCTTGCCGTATCGCTCCAATTGTCTTATGAATTTCTCCCCCCATAATTGTTGTAAGACCCAACGATTATCATCTGACAACTGGCTGAATAGTTCGTGCATATCACCCAGCCTACTCGCAGCCTTATAGGTGTGGTCTGAATCTAATCCCGATGCTTCTAAATGTACTCTATACTTATCCATGGTGCTTTCCTTTTTGTTATGGGGGGGATTATCCCCCCCTATTGGTTTACTTAATTGCGATAACGAATGATCCAGTAGGTGGTTTGGTGCTTGGCTCACGCCAAGATACTTCACCATCAAAGTGATCGAATCTAAATTTAAGCTTTCGATCTACTGTTACACAATTGATCACGCCATTTGGTATGTCGCGGAATGCTACGCCTGCAGCGTTCACTATCAGTGATGGTCGTACCGCGTCCCGCATCCCGCTCTCTGCAGTTTTAACTGTTAGCCTATCAGCCTTATTCTGCGCACTTGCTAGTCTACGCTTTGCGGCTAAGTATCGTGCGAACTCTCTCTTGCTCATGCTCTTAACTCCGTTAGTTAGTTAGTACTTACTTACTTATCTCTCTCGTTTCGTCTCAAGTGATAAGATGATTCATCTTAATCATATTAAACATAAAAGTACAATACTGATTTAACAATGAATCTAAACAATAACACTTGACATTGTAAAAAAAGCCAGGCATCGAATGATTAGGTTAGTTAGTACTCACTAACATCATCCTGATTAACAGTCTTGTCTCTTGATTTGGGTATTCCCGAGGCAATCAATGCCCTAGAATTTTACAAGGTACCCTAGGGACCGGATGACGTTTTTTTGAGATCTTTTTTTTGCCGACCCCGACCCCCCCTTTTGTGTTGTGATATTACATATATATATATAATATCATTTCACGCATACAATCCTGTCGGTAAACCATTCTGAGCACTTTGTCCCATATTCCCGAGTCGGACATGAAAGAGATCCTATTGCTCAGGGACAGGCTTACGATGCTGGAGTCCCAGGGCAAGTGCCAAGAATCCTTCATGGAGTACGTCAGATACATCTGGGATGGGTTTATTGAGGGTGAGCACCACCGACTTATCGCAGACAAGCTCACAGAGGTCGCTCAGGGCAAATGTAAGCGTTTAATCGTCAACATGCCACCTAGGCATACCAAATCCGAATTCGCCTCTGTGTACTTCCCATCGTGGGTTATGGGCCTCAAGCCTGATATGAAGATAATGCAGACCACTCACACTGCAGACTTGTCGGTTAGGTTCGGTAGAAAGGTCAGGAACCTTATGGACACTGACGAATATAAGCGGATGTTTAGTGATGTTTCTTTGGCGGCAGACTCAAAATCAGCCGGAAGGTGGCAAACAGCCCAGGGGGGGGAATATTTTGCAGCAGGTGTGGGTGGTGCCATCACGGGGCGGGGTGCAGATTTATTAATTATCGATGACCCCCATTCTGAGCAGGATGCATTATCCCTAAATGCCATGGAGGGAGCCTATGAATGGTATACCTCTGGTCCCAGGCAGCGTCTTCAGCCTGGAGGGGCCATTGTTATTGTCATGACCCGGTGGTCTACCATCGATTTGACAGGCAAATTGTTGAGCAGGCAGGCCGAAGAACACGCAGATAACTGGGAGGTGATCGAATTACCTGCCATTTTTGAGGATACGGGCAATGTATTGTGGCCTGAGTTCTGGAAGAAGGAAGAATTAGAGTCTGTTAAGGCTTCCATCCCCGTAATGAAGTGGAATGCCCAGTATCAGCAGAACCCCACCTCTGAAGAAGGCGCTATCATTAAGCGCGAATGGTGGAATACTTGGACCAAAGACTCCCCGCCTAGTTGTCATTACATCATTCAGTCCTACGATACGGCGTTTTCCAAGAAGGAGACAGCGGATTACAGCGCGATTACCACTTGGGGGGTGTTTAATCCAGGTGATGGCCTAGCTGACGCGATTATGCTGTTGAATGCAGAGCGTGGTCGATGGGACTTTCCTGAGCTAAAGTCTGTTGCGTACAACACATATCAGGAATATAAGCCCGATATGGTGTTAATTGAGTCTCAGGCGAGTGGTACACCACTAACGCAGGAGCTTCGGATGATGGGCATACCTGTTGTTAACTATCGGCCTAGCCGAGGTAATGACAAGATGACCCGTGTGCATTCTGCGAGTCCTGTTTTTGAGTCTGGGCTTGTGTGGGCTCCTGACTTTATGTTTGCGGAAGAGGTTATCGAGGAGTGTGCAGCTTTCCCTTTCGGAGAGAACGATGATTATGTAGACTCCATGACGCAAGCTATATTAAGATTCAGACAGGGTAACTTCATATCCCTTCATTCTGACGAGGTTGAAGAAGAAGCTTACCGAAAAAGAATTTCATATTATTAAGGAACCATGGCCATGGCAAATCCGTTTAAAGCGTTAGCAAAACTTAGAGAAGCTAGAAAGTTAAAACAACAAAGACAAGCTGATCGTACCCCAAAAAAAGTAGAAACCACCAAAACTGGCGGAAGTGCTTTTGACAACCCAGCAAATTTAAAATCTTCAACTAGGCAGCCAGGTGCCTCAAGCTCTCGCACCCCCACTGAGACAGCCGCAGTCAAAGCCAGAAGGATGAAGGCTAAAAGAGATGCCGCAAGTAAAAAAGCTTTTGATTTGGCTAATGGAAAAACTGCAAAATTAAAAGCTGCCAAATTAAAAAAAATTGCAAAAGAAAAAGCTGCCGCATTAAAAAAAGCAGCTCTCAAGAAAGCTAAAGATACAGGCAAGAAAGTTGATTCTGCTTTAACGTCTAAAAAATTAAAAGCGGAAAAAGCTGCTCTTTCTGCTAAGAAAAGAAAAAGCGCACAGAAAGAAAAGAAAGATCAAAGAAATCTTTTTAATACAAAAGGAGGAAAAGAAGGTTTTGAAAAACTTACTGGCGCTAAATTTAAAAAACAAAGAGAGGCAAGGCTTAAAAGAAACAAAGCCGCAAGCACCAAGCTTGATGACAAGATAAGCAAGTCTGTTGGCACTAAGAAGAAAATAATCGGCGGAACAGCACTAACTGTTGGTGTTGGTGTAGGAGGAGCATCTCTTTCTGGAAGCGGTGATAAAAAATCTACAACACCTACTCCTACGGCTGCACAGACGGCTGCACAGAAAAAAACTGCTTCTGAGAAAAGAAGAACTGAAGGCAGGCAAGCATTTACAGATGCTGGGAAACGCGCTGCAGAAGTAGCCAGAAAACGTGCTTCAACAACTAAAACATCTTTAAGCGACAAGAAAAAAACAACGCCTGATTTAAGTTTAAACAAACCTAAAAAAGCTACAGTCACTGGAAAAGATAATTCAGAAGGTGCTCGTAACGTAGGCAAAGGAAAAACTTTAAAAGCTAACGTCACCCGTGAGCAGCTATCAAAGCTTGGTCTTGATCCCAGCAAGAAAAGCAGCTTAACCACATACCTCAACGCTTATGACAAGCTAGGGCGTAGACCTACCAAGAAGTCTGATATTGCTGCCAAGAAAAACATGGGCGGCATGATGAAAAAGAAAGGCTATTCCATGGGAGGTATGTCTAAGAAAGGCTACGCTAATGGCGGATCGATGAAGAAGAAAGGTTACGCTAATGGAGGCATGGGATCAAAATTCCCTGACCTCAATAAGGACGGCAAAGTTACACAGGCAGACATACTGCAAGGTCGTGGAGTAGCCAAAAAGAAAATGGGTGGCATGATGAAGAAGAAAGGCTATTCAAACGGAGGAGCCATGAGGAAGAAAGGTTTTTCTGCTGGCGGATTAGCAACTCGCGGCTATGGCGCTATTATGGAAAAATAATTAAACCCAGCATAAGCTGGTAGGGTAAAATGGATAATGCCTTATTTACAAAGTAATGTTCCTTACTTCAAGGCGTGGGTAAGGAAAGAGTACACGGTCAATAACGAGCGTTACCATGGTGAGTTTATTCACGCCATGGTAGTTGCCGTGACCACAATGCCCAGTAGGACTTTAAGCTTTCAAGTGATCTTTACAGGTTGTGAGTCTGATGACCAAGAAGACGGCCAAAATGTACACGGTGGCGCGATGTGGGCGAGGATGCCTATCACTGCGCTAGTTGCAGATGTGCCGTTAGAAGAGTGGCCTACGGAATTGCCACCCTATCTAGCGCAACCTTGGGACTGTATGTCTCACGACCACGCTGTTTACAAAATAGAGAGAGCCTCTCCTGCCCCATGGATTGCAAAAGTTGATGGCGAGTTCTATCCAGCCAAATATTATTTCACAGTAGACTATACTGGCAGTGAAATAGCAGACGATCCTGCTCAACATAAGCAAAGCCATATACTAGAATTGCTTGACGCTGGCGAATATACAGGCAATATAGTGGCTTTACCTAACAACAGAGTTAGAGTAACGCATCCTGCTTGGTTTGAAACCGGGGAAGGAGCGCCAGACTTTAAACCAAATCAACGTATCTACAATTCAAAAGAAGACGTAGGATATGTGTGGGACACTGAGCGAGTGTTCAATAACTTGTATAGCGAGTAATGCAATGAGGAAGCCGAATGGCCATTGAGCGCGGTGTTGATGATGCAGACAAGTTTGATCTTGATATCGAAGACAAATCAAAAGAAATTGAAATAGATCTTGATCCTGATCTTGATGATATTGGCGGCATTGACGATATCTTTGGCGATATGGGGGATGACGATAACGAAATCCTTGAAGATGGCACTATGCTGGTGGGAGTTCCACCTGAACCTATGATGGGTGAGAGTGAGGATTTCTTTGAAAACCTTGCAGAGCTTGTTGATGATGGTGATCTTGGGCGTGTTTACTCTGATTGCATAGCTGATTTCCAAGATGACAAGTCTTCACGCAAGGAGTGGGAAGACCAGTACCGTGAGGGTCTTGAATTCCTTGGCATGAAGTTTGAGGAAAGAACAGAGCCCTTTAATGGCGCGTCAGGCATCATTCATCCCTTACTCGCAGAGTCTGTTACTCAGTTTCAAGCACAAGCCTATAAAGAACTACTCCCATCTGGCGGTCCCGTTAAGACTCAGGTAGTGGGCATGATGACCCCTGGGGCTGATCTTCAGGCAGCAAGAGTTCAGGAGTTCATGAATTACCAGATCACACAGGTAATGAAAGAATATGACCCTGAAACAGACCAGATGCTTTTCTATCTGCCATTGTCAGGTAGCGCCTTTAGGAAAGTGCATTTTGATCAAACCCTAGATCGTCCGGTATCAAGGTTTATTCCTTCTGAAAAGCTGGTCGTACCCTATGGTGCCTCTAGTTTAGATAGCGCAGTAAGAATTACTCACATTGTTGATATGTCAGAAAATGATGTGAAGAAAATGCAGCAATCAGGCTTCTATAAAAAATCAGACATCTCCTATTCTTCAAATGTTTCTTATGGCGATGATGAGATTGGTGATGAGATTGATGAGCTTCAAGGCGTTAAGCCTACAGGCGGATCTGATGAGTGCGAAATACTTGAGATGCATATTGATCTTGACCTGCCTGGGTTTGAAGACCTAGATGATGAAGGTGAAGAGACAGGAATTAAGCTGCCGTACATTGTTACGCTTATTCCTAAGCAGTCTGCCATCTTATCTATTCGTAGAAACTACAACCAAGAAGACATTCTACGAAAAAGAATAGATTACTTTGTTCATTACAAGTTTCTGCCTGGATTAGGTTTCTACGGCTTTGGCTTGACGCATATGATTGGTGGCTTGTCGAGAGGTGCTACCTCAATACTCAGGCAACTGATCGATGCAGGTACACTGGCTAACCTCCCTGGTGGATTTAAAGCCAGAGGCATTAGAATCAGAGATGACGATGTGCCTATTCAGCCGGGTGAGTTTAGAGATATGGACGCGCCAGGTGGGTCTTTACGGGATGCGTTAATGCCTCTGCCGTTTAAAGAGCCAAGTGCCACGATGGTTACCCTGCTGGGTATGTTGGTTGACGCAGGCAGAAGGTTTGCATCAATTGGCGATACTCAGGTAGGTGATGGTAATGCTGAAGCGCCTGTAGGAACGACAGTCGCATTGCTTGAGCGCGGTAGTCGCGTGATGAGCGCAATCCATAAGCGATTGCATTACTCCCAGCGGATAGAATTTAATCTGTTAGCAGATTTGTTTAAAGACTATCTGCCTCCGCAGTATCCGTACATGACAGCTAATGGTGATCAAAGCGTTAAGCAGTCTGACTTTGATGATCGAATAGATATTATTCCTGTAAGCGATCCCAACATTTTCTCTATGAGTCAGCGCGTCATGATGTCTCAGGAAATGCTAAGGATGGTACAGGCAAATCCTGAAGTTC